ACTGTTTGAATGTATTGTTTTGTTCGTACATGCTCACTCATTGTACGAGCAGGCAAGAACTTTCTAAAGTTTTCTTTAGCAATACGGATCAACCTGAAGTCATTCATAGCATGTTCCAGGTGGTACAGAGTAAGACTGTCACCATTGTTACAGTCAGTCCATAATGTGCCTCCGATAAAGGTAACATCGTCGATGACTTTTGTTCCGCGATCTAGGAGGTAGACATTATGAATGTTTAGGTAGTTCAACATGGATTGCAGTTCTTCTGCACTCTTATCAAACTTCCCATGATAATGCTCGTGGTTACCCATGACATATATAACATGCGGAAATTGAAAACTCACACGCTGAAAAAACTGTCTGTAACGTAGAGCACGTTTGGCACGCCCATAACCTTCGGTGGGCAAACTTTCCCAAGCCAGTGCAGGTTGGTTATGAAGGTCGTCGGCAACACAGATGTCGCCGCTGAGAACTAGGACATCGGCACCAAGTTCATTCTTGATGTTGATATCTTCAAATTCTAAATGCAGGTCTGATACAATTTGGATTTTCATACTGTTATTATAACACTAAAACTGTCGCTTGTCAAGGTTGTTGCCCCATTTTAAACTCCAGTATGTATAATCCTTGCCCGATAATTTTGCTGTGATAGCATACTTGTATCCATAACTCATCGGGTCGGCATATCTATGCCAAACTGGTTGTTCCAAACAATGACTCATTACCCAAGAACCGCTCTCGCTTTGTTGCCATTTGAGTAAAGGTTCTGCGGCATATATGTCCGGATCTTCTACATCACCCATGCTAAAGGTATGTACTACAACATTTTTAATCTCGTGAACACGATCATCGATGATTTGGTATTGATGTTTGTAAGTCCCCGAAGGTGGCTTGTCACTTCCACCGGGCATACTCATCGGTGGCCTGTCATTCATCATCAGGTTTCGGATTATCTACGCTCCATGGCCAACTGGTTCTAGGATCTGGACGTGGTTTTAGTTTAACGTTTTCTTCAATTACTGTACCGTCTTCTTCGCAGAGACTAACTTGAAACGGAGCATAAATTTCGATACAGGAATCTTCTTCCATCCAATCATGCTCACCATCGAATAGCCAAGCCGCGCCACCTTCGTAGTAGGCTTCTTTAATAGCCTCTTGTTCTTTTTCGTTGATATCATCGCTGAAAGAAAAATCACAGGCACAACTATCGTCTAGTTCAGCGCCCCAACCACAGTCATTGCGAGTATAAGCAATTTTGTCATCGACGTAAGGCAGGTTAATATCCATGTCTCCTTCGACGAATCCTTGACCCCAACGATAGGTTTCGTCAATGCTAAACCAACTTATAGAATCGTCCGCATTTCTGCGATACATTTCTACATGCCAAACAACACTTTTCTTTTCAAGTGGCTTAATTAGATAAACTGTACTCATTCTTCAAATCCTGATTGTTTCATCTCACGAGCGCGAAGACGTTCTTGACGTTCTTCTTCATGTTTGTCGCAGAGTGTCTTAATCCATCCTCCGTTGCGACTTTTACCCGGTGAACCGCATTCTTCACAACTTGCATCTGCCCAGGATTCTGCCATACGCACCATTCCATGAATAGTTTCGTCTCCGCCTTGATAGTAAAAACGTAGTCCGCCAAACTTTTCTTTAATTTGTTCTACAACAACTTGTTCAACTACAGGACGTTCTTTGCGATTTGTATTCCACCAGTTAGTGTGATGTTGAATATTAGCACACAGACTTTCAATAATAGGCCACCATCCTGGTCCTACTGCGAACCCGCCGTAACGTTCAGCGAACATTTCTGGGAAACGTTCTTCCATACGTTTAGCAAATGCTTCGTATTCTTCCATATCTCTAGTCATTTCATCTTCCTGTGTCTTTGGTTAATTGTTTCTACACGTTGTATGAGTTCAAACTCTAATTCTTTGTCTAAGGCTTCCATGGTAATAGCCGCAATGTCTTTGGGGAAACATGCACCTCCCCAGCCATACTCACCATCTGGTCCCGGAACATCCATGTGTGTATCGCCAATTCTGCGGTCGTGTCTTGCAAGTTCTTTGATTTCATGCCAGTTGACCTCATGAGCATCTGCCAGTTCTTTAAAGTCGTTCATGAAAGTAACCTTAGTGGCAAGATAACTGTTCATCATATACTTGAATAAACTTGCAGTCTTGGCATCGGTTAACAAAAATTGTTTGTTTTGAACAGCACTTTGACTAATAATATCTCTAGCCTTTTCGCAATATTCTATATCCCCGCCCAGTACAAAGACTTCTGTGGTCTTATAGTCGATGATATGGTTTCTCGCAGTTAAGAATTCTGGGCTATAAACGATGCTAGGATACTGTCTATGAAGTCGTTCGTAGACACTAGGTGGCGCAGTAGTCTTGCAAATGACAGGAATATCACTACGCAGACTAACCAATAACAGATCCTTTAGAGTGCCCTCTAAAATGCTAGAGTCACAGTGTCCATCTTCTAATTCGGGACTTGGAACGCAAACATAGATAGCATCACAGTCAAGCATTTCTGCTTTACTAACACTGTCTGGCATTTTAGGATCATGTATTACAACTTCGTCGTGACGATGCGCCCAGCCAATGGCCGAGCCCACGTAACCAAATCCTATAATTCCTACTTTCATCTAAGTGCATCCATTGTTTGTTCTTTACCATAGACATGTGCCACAGGCTTAACATATCCTTGCGCTATTGCCCAGTTAAGAGTTTCTCTTACATTGCGGGGACACTCGGGCAAGATATGAATCATTGCCCTGGGATACGCAACCAACCCGTCATAGATCATAAAGTTCGAATCACCTTGACGGATTGTTTTGACATCTTTAGGTGTTCTAGTTACAAATGTCATCCTTTTAGTCCTTCTATGGTTTGACGTTTGGCTTCTTCCTTGACTTCTTGTTTGTGAATAGTTTGAAGTCCACGGAACAGTTCTTCTACTACATGAATAATAGCGGCCTTTCCATCTTCTGTCAAGTGACTATATTCTGGACTTACAGAACTTTCATGCCAAACACGTTGGTTTTGGCTAAGTTCTAGCAACGATCCATACAGCATATCTTTGTGCATGGAACGTCGGATATCAAATTTTCTCGCCACGGTCAAACCCTCTAAAATGTAAGAAGCGCGGAAAGCGTAGAGAGTAACTTCCATCCTGGTTTTGTGTGATAGCGTCCGCACGGACTTCCACAATTTGACCAATAAGGGCTTCACGATCCACATAAAAAACATCACGGTCGGAATCAGTAAAGCCACTACCAACATTAACTCGTATCCGCTTATCATCATCTACACCTTCACAAACCAATGCACCTAACTTACCAACGTTCTTACCAGTACCTTCTTCCACGGCAACAACAGTAAGACTAACTTCAATAAACGGTTTCAACTTCAACCATGCCACACTGCGCTTACATTCATAGGGCGCATTGGGCTCTTTAATCATAATACCTTCGTAGCCACCGTCGATGGCTAGAGCATTAATATCTTTGAATCGCTTTTTACCCAGGTCAGTGTCTAAGTCTACTTCTTCATAGGTTAGGCAAGTGACATTAGGCAAGTCTGCTTGATGTTTTTCCACCCAGGCCTTGACGTAGGCACTGCGAGTTTCTTGATCTTTATCCCACCGGCCTTCTTGGAACTTGTCCAAAGGACAAAGATCAAACAAATGCAGAACAGCATCATTAGCGGCAACATCGCTTTTGCGGTGTACCTGCTTCATCAAGTCTTGGAAACTACTAGACATGATCTCACCGTCTAGTACAAGGTCATACTTAGGAGGATCCTTTTTTACAACAGCACTGATTTGACTCTTGATGTGTTCAAAGTTCACCAACTCTTTACCATTGCGACTAAACTGATCAACGCGACCATCTGTGCGAACAATAGTAATAACCCGTACACCATCGAGTTTGACTTCAATAAGTTTCTTACCAGTGACCTTTCCCTCATGATTAGCACTATCGTGAGCAAGTTGACAACTAAAAATAGGTACTGCATAATCGGGCCATTTCTTTTCTACAACTTTATTAATGGTTTTGTCACTGACGCCACAGCGTAGATCCTTGATAAGGATACGACGATACCAGCCATTCCACTGTGCCTTAGTGGCACTTTTCATCATTGCTTGGATCATATCCCTCGCTGTATTACCGGTGACGTTGCGAGTAACAAAGCCAGTAATAGCGAGAGTAAAACTATCCCAAGGTAGCCCAGGGCCATCTTCATCTTTTTTCTCCGGAATCTGTTTAAGACCAAATGTAATCATCGGGTCTAGAGCCAAACGACAACCTTCGAAAAATTCATCGTTGCCTGCTTCTGCTTGTGCAAGAACGATTGCTTCTTTGTTCAAACGACTAGAATGATCTTCTAGTGTAGTAATAACATTTTGGCAAGGGTCAGTCATTTGGGCTCCTATTGTTTATATTATATTTTACTGCCAAATGTATTCTGTGTCAAGAACTTTGACGTAATTGAGTTGAGTTTCTACTGTTTTGGTTTGGAAGTTTACACCGTGACTTCGTACTTTGGCACGAATTTTTTGAACAGTGCCCACTTTACCCAATTCAATTTTGTTCAAAAAGTTTACCAAATGGCCTGTACTGGTAATGGCTTCATGTCCGTAACAGTTGAGTTTTTGGATAAAACGAGTATTGATGTACCTAATTTCTAATACAAGATACTCATCAATTTTTCCAAGATGCTCTTGTACAGATGCCTTGGCTTCCTTTTCTATGCGCTTTTTAGATATCTCTTTGTCGTAGGCGCTGGGTACACTGGCTAATACTCCAAAGTCTTTGAA